GAGCCAGGACGAACGAGGCCAGACGATCCGGACTATCCGCGAGGTGTCAGGCCTCTACGATTGCTCCCTCGTCACTACGCCGGCCTACCCGTCGACCACCGTAGCCGTCCGCTCGCTCGAGCGGTGGCGGGCCGAGAACCTCACCGCGGCCGAGGTCCGCCAGGCCGACGAGGAGAAGGCCGACACGGCCGCCGACGCCGCTCGCGATGCGCTCCGCAAGGCATGGGATCACGCGAACCTGCGAGCCCGTGCGATCGCCCTCGGGATCCGAATTGATGAGCTCACCCGCTAAATGCCGCGCGTGCGGCGACCGGATGAAGGTCGAGACCTCGAAGCGGTCAGGCCTCGAACAACTTCAGTATCTCGTCTGCCCATGCTGCCGAGCTCGGAGAAGCCGCGTCGTCCCGGCCGAGACCGTGTGGCGGCGGGCAGGGAGGGCGAGCGCATGAAGTGGTTTGTATTCCTGTTGGCGATGCTGCCGGCCATCACGCTCGGAGGAGACCTCGAGCTCCTGGTATTCACCCGCCAGGGATGCGGCCCATGTGACGCGGCGAAGCGAGCGATCGCAGACGATCCGACGCTTACGGCCGGCTACGCGGTGCGGGTCGTCGACACGAAGGCCGACCCGAGGCTCGCCCGCGAGTACCGCGTCGAGACCGTCCCTGTGTTCGTCGTCGTTCGCAACGGCCGCGAGGTCCGGCGGACGACCGGCTTTCGTGGCCCGGAGCGGCTACGCGATTGGCTCACTGGCAAGACAAACCGCAGGAGGTGGGGACGATGACTCCGCAAGAAATCGAAACAGAGATCCGGGCTTACATTCAGCGGGCGAAGGGGATCGCGGCCGACGGACTCTCGCTCTCGGAGTTTGCGGTCCTGGCGGTCGACCTGTTGAAACTGTCGATCAAGGCGGTCGATGCCGTGCCGACGGACGGGCCGGCAAAAAAGATTTTCGTTCTCGATGCTGTCGCCTTGCTGTTCGACGGGATCGCGGACAAGCTCGTTCCGTGGCCGGCCCTGCCGTTCTGGTACATCGCAAAGCCGGTCGTCCGGTCGGTCGTGCTCGCGGTGGCGGCCGGAGCGATTGAATCCCTGTTGCCACTCGTGAGGGCCTCGTAATGGAAATCGTCGCGCTCCTCGGAATCGCCGGCCTCGTGTTCCTCCTGTGGCCGAGCTCGCCGTCGTCCGCCCCTACGTTGTCGGCCTCGCTCGCACCGGCGGCCCCCGCGCCCCAGGCGGCCGGAACGTCGCAGACCTATCAAGCGTCGATGATCGCTCTCTCTCACGTTCGCGCGCGGCTCCTCGTTACCGACCAGCTCGACGAATCGGCGAAGGGCGCAATCGAGACGATAACCCACCATCTCGTCGAAAGCAGCGACAAATGACACCGCGCCGCCTCGTCGGTCTCGGCCTCATCGTCCTGGCGGTGGCCCTCGCTGCCGGCCGCCGCGCACCGGCTCCCGGCCCAGGCCCGGGGCCGGCCGACCTTACGCTCCGGTTCTCCGGGCCGACGGCGGCGGAAGACGCGGCGCAGGTTTCGGCCATGTGGCTCGAGGTCGCGGACGAGATCGAACACGACGGCCTACAAGCCGAGCCGCTGCTACGGACCGGGCATGCGCTCGACGTTCTCCGGACGCGAGCCCGGGAGCTGCGGTGGCGTGGGCAGCGGATCGGCGAACGCCAGCCGGCGGTACAGACTGCGGCCCACGACTACCTAGACCAGAAGGTCGGCACGGCCGGCGGTGAAATCGACAACGAACAGCGGGCGCGGTGGGTCTCGGCCTACCGGGCGCTAGGAAGGGCGGCGGCCGATGCGGCGCGGTGATGCTCTGCGAATCATCGGCGCGGCCATCCTCTGCTACGCGGCATGGATCGCGATCCGCGACCGCGGCGGCCAGTTGGTAGCGGAAGTGAATTCGGGATACGTCCCCGATCCGCGCGGCGTCGAGCGGTTCGTCCGCGAACTGCCGCAGCCCTACTTTGCGCAGGCCGGGGCCGAGTGTGTCGCGAAGGCCAGCGGTAAGGATGTGTTTCTCTATCGGCACATGGACGCGGCGCACCAGGCCCGCTACGGCCGGCCGTTTCGCGTCGGCCGGCAACAGATCGGGAGCTGTGTCGCCTGGGGCGCTATGCACGCGGTCTACTGTGGCGAGTCTGTCTCTTGGGCAATCGGCGAGCGGCCGGAACCTCCGCTCATGCCCGCCACGGCTCCGATCTACGGCGGCTCGCGAGTCGAAGCCCGCGGGAACAATCCGGACGGGTTCGACGGCTCCTCTCCTCGAGGTGGCTACAGTGACGGCAGCTACGGCGCGGCCGCCGCGAAGTGGCTGAAGGGCTGGGGTGTTGTCTACGCGACCGACTACCCGGGCATCTTCGACTACACGACCGAAGGATTTACCGGCAGTCGCGAGAAAGAGGAGGGAGCCTACGGGGCGGGCGGACGCGGCGACAATTACCGCGTAGACCGGCTTGCGAAAAACCACCCGTGTCGGCACGTTGCGAAGGTCTCGGCCTGGGACGAGCTGTGCGCCGCACTGGAGAGCGGCTATCCGGTGACAGTCGCGTCCTCGCAGGGGTTCGCGAGCAATGCCGACGAGTGGGGCATCGCGGAGGGGCGAGGGTCCTGGGCTCACCAAATGGTGATTCTCGGCGTGGCTCATAAACGCAACGGCCGCGCGCCCGAGGATGTCGCCGCCATCCTCAATAGCTGGGGGCCGGACTGGATCCGCTACGAAGGGAAACGGATCGACCCGGAACTTCCGGACGGGGCGTTTTGGGCCCGCCGCTCCGTCGTCGAACGAATGATCCGGTCGGATTCGTGGGCGATCGGAGAGACCGCGTTCCGGTATAGAGACGTAGACCACCGAAACGTTTTGGGAGTTACGCCGTGAATCGAAAGACTCTTCTCGCCTGCATTGCCGTCGGAGCTGTCGCGTACTGCCTGGGGTCGTCCAGGCCCGCCCCGAAGGACCGGCCGATCCTTCGGTGGGTTCAAAGGGCCGTCGGGCTGTGGCTCGTGTTCCGAGACGATCCTCCGGCTCAGCAGGAAAACCAGGCCCGCTACGTCCATCTCGAGCCCGGGGCCGTCGACCACAGGAACGCTCTATGATGAAGCTCATTGTCTCCGCCTCGCTCGTCATGAACGGGATGTTGGCCGGCTTGATCGCCGGGCATCTCATGACGAAGGCCGACCCGGCCGCGTGCCGGTGTGAGTGCCGGAAGTCTGGGGGCGAGAGGCCGCGCGACCGCGGCCCGTTCCCGACCGGCTGGGTCGTCCCCGATGTTTCGCCGAGACCCGCGGGGGCCTCGCAATGAGTTGGTTAGCCGCGCTCCTCGCCTGGCTCGCCGCGCTCCTCGCGCCTGCCCCGGCCGTTGACCTCGAGCACCCGCGGGCGGCCGCGGCCGTGCTCGCCGCGCGGGCCAGCATGGAGCGCGAAGCGAGGCCGCGACCGGAGCCGGAGCCGCGGCCGGCGGTGTGTGCGAAGTGCGCCGGCTCCGGCTGGGTCCGGATCAACGCGACGACGCGCCGTCAATGCGACTGCCAGGCAGGCCGCTAGCGTTCTCTCATAGAACGAAACGACTTCGATCGGCGGCGTATATGGCCCTAATCTAGCCGCGGTTTCAATTCACCCGAACAGGAGTTCCCCCTATGCCGTCGCACGCCACCCGCAAGCTTCAGGACGAGCTGGCCCAGATCGGTAACGAGATCGAGACCCTCCAGCGAAGCGGCGAGGGTGTGGCCGGCGAGGAGATGGCGGCGGCGCTCGCCGAGCGGTGCGACCGTGCCGAGTCGGTAAGGGCCCAGCTCGAGAAGAGTCAGGAAGCCGACGCGCGGGTCGACTCTGTCCTCGCGAGCTGCCGCTCTGCGGTGTCCGCCGGTGCGACCGACAGCCGGGCGGACGTCGAGAGGGCGACGGAAACGAGGAAGGCTCCGGCGGTCCATATCGCCCCGTCCCGCGAGCTCCGCGGTTTCGGCAGCGACGCGGCCGCCGAGAAGGCCGGCCGGTTCCTCCGTGCTCTCGCCCGGGGCGACCTGGCCGAGGCCCGTGCGATGGGCGAGACCTCGCCCACGTTCGACGGCAAGGGCTCGGAGCTCGTGTCTCCGGAGCTGTTCAATGGCTACATCGACGTTCTTGGGTATGCGTCCGTCGGCCTCCAGGTCGCGAGCCTCTACCCGACCTCGTCGAATTCGATCGTCATCCCGAAGATCGGCGAGATCGAGGCCGAGTGGTTTGACGAGCACGGCACCATCACGGGCGACGAGATGACGACCGATAAGGTCGAGATCGCCCTCCACAAGATGGGCAGATTGGTCGAGATCACCCGCGAGCTCGTCGAGGATGCCGCCAGCGGCGTCGCCCTCGCGTCGACTGTGGCGAATCGATTCGGCCTCGCGATCGGAAAGAAAATCGATACGGTCTGGCTCCAGGGCGACGAGGATAAGGGCATCGACGGGCTCGTCGGGGCGATCGGCTCCGGCAACGCGGTCGAAGCCGGAACGGCGAACGACGGCGTCGACCTGGCCGAGCTCGTCGGCAAGATCGACAACCGGGCCGGTATGACGGCCTGGGTCGTGAGCTCGGCCGGCTGGGCTCACATGATGAAGGCCTCGATCGTGACCCAGTCGACGACCCTCGGCGACCGAGTGCTGCCGGTCGTGATGGGCTCGCCCGTCTACCGATGCCTCGGCCTGCCGTCCGGGACGCTCGCCCTCTACGGCGACTTCTCGATGGCTACCGCGGTTGCCTACAAGAGCAACGGCCTCCAGATCGCGGCCAGCGAACACGCCGGATTCGCGAAGGATTCGGTCGTCTACCGCGGGACGCAGCGGGTCGGCATCGCCAACCACGACGCCAGCTTCGTCGCGAAGCTCGTCGCTGCCGACTGACCCAGCGAGAACCAGTAGAGACCCGGGGGTCGCACGGACGCGGCCCTCGGGTCCTCTCATGTCATGAAGAGAATTCGGCTACTGACGAGCTACCGCGGTTACAAGGCCGGGACCGTAATTGAGGCTAGCCCCAGGCTCGCCGAAGTTCTGGTCGCCGAAGGCCGCGGGGTCGAGGAGCGGCAGCAGGAATTCGCAGACATCCGGCGGGCCGAGGCGGCGGTCTCCGCTCCGGCCTTCACGAGGACGGCAACCGCGGCACGCTAGGAGCGAGACAATGAGGCCCCGAACGACTCGAATCCTCCAGGGTCCAGAGGTCGAGCCGGTGAGCCTCGAGGAGGTGAAGGCACATCTTCGGCTCCCCGCCGACTTCACCGATGACGACGTTTCGCTCGCGGCGATGATCGCGGCCGGCCGACGCCTGGTAGAGCAGCGGCTCGGCGTTACGCTCCTCCCGACCCAGTACCGGGCGAAGTGGCCGGCCGGGGCCGCCTTCCTCGAGCTGCCGAATCCGCCTCTCCTCACCGGCGAGGATCACGAGCTCGAGCTCACCGCGGGCGGCGACGAGGTCCAGTCGAACGACTACGAGCTCGACGAGGACGCGCAGCCGGCGACGGTCCGCCTTAAGGCTGCGAAGGCCGGCGAGCTCGTCGCTACCTACTGGGGCGGCTGGCCGGACGCGGCGGCGGTCGAGCCGCAGATCCGCTCGGCAATCCTCCTGTATGTAGGCCATCTCTACGCCAACCGCGAGCTTGCGACGACCGACGGCTCGCAGCCCGCCGAGGTCCCGCTCGCGTTCGAGGCCCTCCTCGCGTCGGCCTCCGTTACGGGGAGGTGGTAACCATGCTCCCTGCCGGCATCCTGCGCGAGACCGTCACGATCCAAGAGGCGTCGTTGACACGGAACGACTTCGGCGAGTCGGTCCAGGAGTGGAACGATGTCGCGACGAGGCGGGCCTCGATCGAGGCTATGAGCTACTCGGAGCAAAGCCGGCGTTCCCAGGTCGGCGGAGTCGTTAGCTACATGGTGAGGCTTAGGTACACGGCCGGCCTCACCGGAGCGATGCGGCTCCGGTGGGACAGCCGCGGCGGCCGGATCCTCTACATCTCGAGCGTCGTCGAGCGAGGGAACCGCGAAGAGCATGAGCTAACGTGCGAGGAGCAGGCGTCATGATCTCGCTGAACTTCGAAAAGATGACGGCCCAAATGCAGGCGCTCGCGCAGGCTTACGAAGAACTGCCGAAGCACATCGCAAAGAAGCACATCCGGGCGGCTATGGGACGCGCTGTAAAGAAGAGCGGCGGAGTGCAGGTACTCCGTTCGCGCACTCCTCCCCTGGGGGTGACGCGCGGCAGGCGCAAGAAGGGTGAGAAGCCGAGGTCGACCGGCGAGCTACGAAAGAGCGTCACCGTAAAGACTGGTTGGAAGGGCAAGAACGACGACGGAACCGCGTTCGCGATGCTCGGCTACAAGTACGGTTGGAATTCGCGGAAAGCGATCTGGGCCGAGTACGGGACGAAGTGGCGGGATGGCCTCTACATGGCCCAAGAAACATTTAATGAGATCAAAGGAGATGTAGCCGCCAGCCTCGAGGGCGAGCTCGCGGACGCTCTGGAGAAGGCCGTTAAAGAGGTGAACGCGATGTATAACCCAGGATACCCCGGCTAATGTCAAGCCCTGAGAAGTGGATACGGTCCGCTATCGAGGACGCAACCGACGCCCCCGCCTATCCGCTCGACGTTCCGGAGTCGGTCGCTCCTCCGTTTGTCGTCTATGCGAGGACGGACACGCTTCGAGAGCGGCAGCTCGACGGCGTCGTCGGGCATCCCGTCGGGACGTTCAACGTGGAGATTTACGCCGACGGGTTCGACGCCGTTAAAGCCCTTGCGGACCAGGTCCGAACCGCTCTACATGACTTCAATGGACAATGGAACGGCCTAATAATCGAAACCACGGACTTAACCTCTGAGCGCGACGGATCGCCCGTCTATGTAGAGGGCCGGGAAAAACCGACGTATCTAGTCGAACACGTCTACTCGATTCGCTGGCAGGAGTAACCATGGCGACTTCATCCCACACCGCTGATTTCACCGGGCTACCGGAAGGCATCACGAGCGTCCGCGTTTCGGTGACCGGTGCCGACCCAAACAGCTCCGCAAACAAGCGGGACGCGTCCACGCTTGGCCTCGCCGACGGATCGACGCGGGTATACGTCGCGGCTCCGCTCTTGGATGTGAGCCCCGGCGAGATCAACGGGAAGACGGTCACCGTGTCGATCGCGTACCTCGGCACCGGCCCGCAGACTGTCGGGAGCACGACTACGGCGATGGGGTACGAGCTGAAGTGTACCGCCTCGGAAGTCGAGTATGCCGTCGGCGAGCTCCGTCGATGCACGGCTACCTACGTCGCGATCGACGAGGCCGAATAGCGCCGGCTTCGGCCGCTAGGAGGCTTTCATGGCGATCGCCGGTTTCAGTGGCGACCCGGCGGTATTGAGCCCGCAGGACACCACGGTCTTTTTTGGCGCTGTGCAGCTCGGCAGGCTGATTTCAATTTCGGTTACGCCTTACTCCGCAAAAATTGACGACCACCCGGCGGGCGGCGTGTTCCTCGGGTCTGGCGGCCAGAAGCGACTTGTGAAGCGCCGGTACTGCACGCGAGTTGAGCCAGGGCGGTGTGAGGTCCGGTTCCTCGGCTATCCGGTATTCCAGGCCCAAAGCGTCGGATCGACTTCGACGCTTACGATCTATGTAAATGGGCATGGACTGAGCGGGAGTGCGATCCTAGAAAGTTGGGATGTCGAGGCCGTAGTCGGCGATCTCGTCCGCGGCCGGTGCTCCTTTACCTTCACAGGACTATAGCCATGCCACTAGTCAATAAGGCCGCGATTCTCTCGCTCGATGACATCTCGAAGCCGGTTGAACTCGAGGTCCCGGAATGGGGAGACACGGTCTATCTTCGCTGGCCGACGGCAAGCGAGCGTGACGCGTGGGAAATCTATTGCCAGGAGCACACGTCGCACGTCAAGCGGCACGACGTATGGCGGGCCAAGCTTGCCGCAATGCTGATTTCAGACGCCGACGGCAAGCCGCTGTTCAGTGTGTCCGATATCGAAAAGCTCGGAACGAAGTCTGCCGCGGCCCTGCAACGCATCTGGAATCGTGGAATCAAAATGATGCAGATCACGACAGATGAGATTAAGGAACTCGAAAAAAACTGAGGGAGCCGGCCGAATGGGAACGACTGTTTCTCTATCGGCTGGCGTTAGAGCTGGGCATCTGGGACGTGGAGCAAACAGACAGGAGCCTTAAGAAACAAATATCCTCGGAGCAGCTCAAAAGGTGGATTGCGTTTTATCGCGTCGAACCTTTTGGCCAGGCGTGGAGGAGGTCGGCGAGGGCGGCGATCACTGTTGCCGCGGCCCTCGGCGCGAAGCTGACGACAGACGCCGAGGATTTGTTGCTGCCTGGCTATGACCCGAACCAACCGAGGCAATCGGAAACCGAGATGCTCGCAGAGCTCGCGAAACTGAAGGCGCTGCGCGGGGCAAAGTAATGGCAACAATAGGCAAGGTTTCGGCGATCTTCACGGCAAACGCCGGCGGCCTAACGTCTGGCGTCAAGGATGCCGGCGACGCTATGGGCCGCCTGGAGCGCGACATCAGCGGCGTTAAGTCTGGAATCTCAACCCTCGTCGCTATCGACGTTACGCGATTCTTCGCGCAGATCGTCAGCTCCGCGGTGAGCGTCGCCAAGAGTTTCGTCGACATGGGCCAGGCCGAGGCCGAGGTTATTGACCAGACGAGCAAGCTCGCCGCCAGACTCGGGATGACGTATGGCGAGCTGTCGGGCCTGGCGCTCGCTGGCGACCTGGCCGGCGTGTCCATTGACCAGCTCGGCGTAGCCGCCACGAAGGCCGACGTTCAGCTCGTCCGGGCGGCCGGCGGATCAAAGAACGCGCAAGCCGCCTTCAGCGGGATAGGGCTGTCGATTGCCGACCTCCAGCAAATGAGCCCGGCCGAGAGGTTCTCCGCCATCGCGGACGCGATTGCACAACTGCCAACCCCTGCCCAGCGAGCCGAGGCGGCGGTTCGGTTGTTCGGCAAAGCCGGGGCCGAGCTGCTGCCGCTGTTCAACTCTGGAGCGGGTGCTATCAGTGACGCGACAGAAGAGGCGCAGAAGTTCGGCCTCTCGCTCACGAACATGCAGGGCCAGAACGTCGAGGCTATGAACGACGCGTTCACTCGGGCTCAGTCGGCCATACGCGGAGTGATTCAGCAGGTCGTCGCATACCTCGCGCCGGCCATTCAGAATGTCGCGGATACGTTTACGAAGCTTATCGGCGAAATCGGCGGCGCGAACATCGGGCAGACGATCGGCCGCGCAATACTGGACGCGGCACAGTTCATGGCCAAGATCGTCGATCAGTTCGTGAGCAATCTGGCCACCGTCTGGGAATACGTTTCAAAGGTCGGCGGACAGTGGAGCGATGTCGTTCAGGTGGCGCAACGCGTCTTCTCTTTTTTCTCCGGCATCGTTAATACGCTCGAGGTCGCGTTCGGTGCTATTGTTATCGGTTTAACCGGCGCGGCCGAGTTGGTCCTCAAAGGAGGGCAAAGCATCCTCGGCGCGCTCGGCATGGAATGGCCGGCCTTGGACCAGGCAATCGCCGGGCTCCAAGGATTTAACAAGTCTCTCGGCGACGGTCTTACGGCGAAGGCAGATGAGGCCGCCGGAGACTTCAATTTCGCGCTCTGGGGCAATCCGCAGGAAATCGAGGCGGCCGGAGAGGCAATCGCCGGGCCGTTCGAGGGGATGGTCGTCGATTCGATAGCAAGGGCCGAGGAGGCTCTTAAGACGGTCGACGAAGTTACGAGCCGGCCTTTCGAAGTCGAGGAGCACGTCGACGTAACAGTGTCGGTAAAGGATGCTGTCGAAGGTATTGAGAGCAAAAGCCGCGAAGGGATTAAGGAAATGTTCCGGCTTATGCGTGACACGATGTCGGATCTCCAGGAAGAGACAAACAAGCACCTTCAGAAAATCGCGGTTAACACAGAAGCCGACGAAGAGGTCGACGTATTCGAGTTGCCCCCAGCGGCAGGAGTTAGGTAAATGGCCATACAAGAGGTCTGGGAGGACTACGGCAAACGGACGGCCAGCGGCAAGAACGGCGAATCCTCCACATTTACACGAACATTCCTAGTCCAGAGCGACGACCCCGAAGAGTCTATGTCGACGATTCGGGATGCTACCGGCATCGGCTGGGACTTTCCACACCCGGACGATTCGTCTTCAACGGCTCAAGCTTTCACAGTCGACCCCGCGGACGAGTCTGGCCTGTTGTGGACGGTGAGCATTACCTACGAGCCGCCAGACCCAGACAAGACCGAGCCTCCAGATGATCCCGAGAACCCGCAGACGGGCGACCCCTGGTTCAAGCTCCCTATCTGGTCCGCAGGATCTTCGGTCGTCGCGGTGCCGATCTTTGAACACTATGTCGGCAACTCAAACGTCCAGAAGGCAGTAATAACGAACAGCGCCGGCGACCCGCTCGAAAACCTGGAAGCCGAAGCCGCTGAGTTTCGGCTGTCGCTCACGCAATATTTCTTTCATCATGCGTCGTGGCTGTCGAAGGCGGTGTCATACACGAACGCCGTAAACTCTGACGCGTGGCACGGGATGCCGCCGGGATCGTGGAAGTGCCAGGGCGTCGGGGCGCAGGTTGCAAACACGGCCGGACAGGTCTATTGGGAGCTGACGTGGGAATTCGCCTACCGTGAAACGTGGCGTTGCATGCCGTGGGATCTCGGGTTCCACGAGCGGGTGGGCGAAGATGGCCAGCCGAGCTATACGGGCACGAAGAGGAAGGCCATAGTCGGCCAGGACAAGAAGCCGGTTAAGCAGCCTGTGGCGCTTAACAACGGCGTAGCCATTGGGCCAGGTGCTGCGCCGATGGTGATTAATAACGGCGTGGGCGTGCGCGTCTATCGCGAGCTGCCATTCACGCCAGCCTTCGGGCAGATTTACACGCCAGTTATTCCTAATAGCTAACTGGTGAATAATGGCCGGCCACGGTTATCTCTCGCGAAAGGCAGTCCGCAGAATAAGCCGGGCTGTTGCCAGCTATGAGCAGGGCGACCGGGACCT